TTCTAATATATTCATTAATTCTTTTATCCTGTTATTCTCTACTGCTTTTACTTCTCCGTTATCTAGCTTCACATGGCCACAAACTATCTGGTGTAGCCTTAATATTTGTGTCAATGCTGATAGTGCTGTCAATCTTTCTCCCTCTAGTTCTGCTATGGCCATTCTTTTCATAGTCACGTACATTTCTAATTGTTTTGTGGTCATTGGTACATTACGCACCTGATATATTTTTTCTGGTAAATCAAGGCATTCGTCTTTGAGCACACGATAAGAAAAGTTTTCTATCTTCTCAGCGAGCTCATCCAACCGTTGATATCTAACAACCATGTTAAAATTATGCGTGGGCATATTTCTTCTAACCATAACACAATATCTATTTTTAAAAGCCCAGAAAGAACTGAAGCCTAATAAGTCTTCATCAAGAAAAGCACATTGTGAATACAGATCTATCGGAGACCTGGTTACAGGTGAGCCTGTCATAATTCTTTTGTATTTAATTAAAGGTGCAAGTTTTAAAATACTTTTTGTTCTGGCTGCTGTGGGGTTTTTAATAGTAGTGCTCTCATCAATTGCAACCATTGATCTATGTGAAAGAAAAAATTTCTTTGCAAAGTCAACACCTTTCTTCGTGCTAAAAGCTTCAACATTCATTAAAAATATTTTAAAATTATCGTTTGGTAAAAATATTTTATCTAGTTTTTTTCTTTCTTCTGCTTTGTTATCAGAGCCCCAAACAAATATGTCAGGCACTATGTGATCAGGTAAGTGATTCGTGAGTTCTCTAATCCAATTTTTATAAACAGTTTTTGGTGCTATAACACACAGACTTTCTATGTGTCCATTGTCATATAGATAACTTGCATTATAAATAGCTACAAGTGTTTTACCTGTGCCCATCTCCATAAACCAAGCAAAATTATCTTTATCTAGAGCAGCACCTAATGCAGCTAGTTGATGAGCAAAGGGCTCAGTCTTAAACGGATAGTCCTGTATTTTATTCATTCTTTCTAAAAATAAATATAGTGCTTGAAATTAGGATTGCAACTACTATATAATACGCATCGAGAAAGAAGGAAATATGAGCATAGTATATATAGTACAAGAGATGCCTGGTCGGGACATCTTATCTGCTGATAAGTATGGTAAGTTAGTTCCAGTCATGCCTCCTGGTTTTCAAGTTGTTTTATCACCTGGACCTGCAGTTAGCAAAGTCAAGAAGGTAATCAAAGAGTATACTGACGATGATTACATTCTTTGTCTTGGTGATCCTTCACTCATAGGCATTGTTTGTGCTCATTGTTCAGAACTTAACAGGGGTAAATTTAATCTATTAAAATGGGATAAACGACATCAAAAGTATTATCCTATTGAAGTAGACATGAATAGGAGAACTTAATGAACAACGCATCAGTGCTAAGTTCTTTAGAACAATCATCTAAGGACCTTAGTAAGTTAGATGACGGATCTTTGTCCTCTTTGGGATCGAAGTGTCAAGAAATCGAATCAACTATGGCTGAAATTAGTAATATTGAGTTACATAAAAAAAACTTAAATACTAAGCTACAGAAGTTGTACGATGAGACCGCAGATCTTTTACGATCAAAGAATCTAACATCATTAACCCTTGCGAACGGATCAAAAGTCACTGCATCAGAAAAAGTAGTAGCACACATTAAAAAGGATCTACAAGAAGATGCTTTTGAAGTGTTACGAAACAAAGGATTTGGTGACTTAATCAAACGTGAGGTAAAAGCAAGCTTTGCTAAAGGCGAAGACTCTAAAGCGCAAGAATTCATTCATGCGATCGAAGAGCAAGGACTACAGCCGGTGGATAATGCATCTATACATCCAAGCACTCTTAAAGCTTTTTTTAAAGAGCAGCTAGATAAGGGCAACCCAGCTGAAATACCTTTAGATCTTTTCGGGGTACATGTTTTGAATGAAATAAAGATAAGGAGATAATATGCGTAAAACTAGAAAAACTAAAAACAAAAAGAAAATGTCTACTGCTAAAGCAGTCGATAAAAAACAAAGCACAGATGTAGCAGCAGTAACGCTGTCAAGTCTTGAAGCATTGTCAGGTAGAGGTTTACAAAATGTTTCTACTGACACAATGGCTACACCAAGGATTAAAATCTTGATGCAGTTGTCACCTGAGTTAGAAGAAATCGAAGGTGCAAAAGCAGGAATGATTTACAACACTGTAACTCAGGAACTGTTTAAGACTGATGAAGGGATTAAGGTTATACCTTGCTATTTTCAATTACAGTATGTTGAATGGACTGATCGTGGTCAGGGCAGCAGTGCACCTGTAAATGTCTATGATGCTAGCTCTGACATCTTAATGAAAACAAAAAGAGATGAACAGAATAAAGACAGATTAGATAGTGGTAATTACATTGACACTTGCCACAATCATTTTGTTTTAGTCATGGATAAGACTGGCGTGCCTTCGCCTGCTGTGATTACATTTAAATCAACACAGTTGAAGCACAGCAAACGTTGGAATACTATGATGAAGAGACAGTTCTTAAAGAATGCTAATGGAACTTTGTTTGCTGCTCCTTCCTTTGCTCACGTCTACAAGTGGTCAACCATGAAAGAGTCTAATGACAAAGGCACCTGGTATGGCTGGAACGGTCCTACTAAAGAGGCAGTCATCACTGATTTAGATAACAGTGCTGAAATCTTACAAATGGCAAAAGACTTTGAAGAAAGTTGCCGTAAAGGTGAGAGAAATGTTTCTTATGAGGAGAGTGAAGCATCTTCAGATAAAAATAACGAAGACATACCATTCTAACTATTAGGGGGCTTCGGCCCCCTTTCTTATTCAGGAGATGTTTTGGATTATAAGAAATTTAGAGAGATATTCAGAGGTTTAGATAGAGCTTACGGTGTTTACTATAAAGGAGAAACTAAAGAAAATGGTAAACTATCCGGCAAAGCTTTTATTAAAAAAGAACCTCTATTAGAGGAATACTATAAGAGCCATTTGGAAGGACAGGACCCGTCGCTGGGTGTTGTACCTATCATGGACGATAGCAACTGTTTTTGGGGTTGCTGTGATATTGATAAGTATCCTCTTGATTTCAAAGCAATAATAAAAAAACTTAAATTAAAAAAAATTCCTATGAGTGTGTGTCGTTCTAAGAGTGGCGGGGCACACCTGTTTTTATTTACTAAACAATCTGTGTCTGCAACAATAATGAGAAACAAGCTTTATGAGATCGCAGCCTATTTAGGTTATGCTGATTGTGAAATATTTCCTAAACAAACAGAGATTAAAGCAGACAGAGGAGACACCGGTAATTTTTTAAATTTACCTTATCACGGTGGTGATGAGAGTATGAGGTATGCCATGGATGATGAGGGTAAGTCCTTAAGTGTAGAAGAGTTTTACAAACATTATGATGACATAGTGTTGACACCAAAAGAATTAAAAGAGATTAGTGTAGCTGATGAGTCACGTGAATTAAAAGATGGACCACCGTGCCTTGAAACTTTAATGGCAGAGGGGTTTCCTGAAGGCACTAGAGACAATGCTTTGTATCAATACGCAGTGTATGCAAAGAAAGCTTTTCCTGATCATTGGCAAGATAAAATATCTGAGTTTAATCATAAGTATATGGACCCGTCTCTATCTATTGCTCAGGTAAACAAGACAATAAAACAACATGAAAAAAAAGAATATGCATACAAGTGTAAGGACCAACCTATGTGTTCACATTGTAATTCAAACTTGTGTAGACAAAGAGTACATGGTGTAGGCCCTGACTATGAGCACAAGTTTGGTGACTTAACAAAGTATCAATCAGACGAGTCTGTTTGGTTTTTAAATGTAGATGGGCAAAGACTCGAGCTCACAACAGATCAACTGTTTGATCAGTCTAAATTTAGAAAAGCTTGTATGGACAACTTAAACGTTTTACCTAATCCCATGAATACAAGGGATTGGACAGCAAGGATACAACAATTGCTACAGGGTGTAGAGATAATTGAGATGCCTAAAGAAGTTAGAAAAGAAGGTCGCTTCGAACAACATCTTGATAATTTTATTAACGATCAAGGTAAAGCCATGAACATAGAAGAAATATTAATTGGTAAGGCCTGGGCAGAAGAGGGTAAGATATTTTTTAAGATGTCTTCTTTAGAAGAGTATTTGCAAAAGAAAAGGTTTACAGAGTTTACTACCACACAAATGGGAGCAAGAATAAAACAGATTGGCGGTGGAGACACACGTAAAAGAGTTAGGGGTAAAGTTGTTTACATGTGGTTTGTACCAGACCAGAGTGTTGATGATGTTAACTTAGATCTACCTAGTATGAAAGAGGAGCTGCCATTCTAATGGATAACACAACGATTATATTTGGACCACCAGGGACAGGTAAGACAACCAGGTTATTGCGTATTGTTGAAGAGGAGTTGGAGCGTGGAACACCACCCGACCGCATAGGATACTTTGCGTTTACTCGTAAGGCATCACAAGAAGCCGTCAACAGAGCTTGCTCTAAGTTTAATGTAGATAGAAAAGAGTTTTCTAATTTTAGAACTTTACACAGCCTGGCATACCGTGCGTTGAAACTTGATAAAACAAACGTGATGAAAGATGAACATTACAAAGATTTAGAAAATATATTACAGCTCAGGTTAACTAATCCTGACTCAACAATAAATACTTATGGTGCGTTTGTAGCTGATGATATTTACATGCAGTTGATAAATCTAGCTAAGGTTAAGAATGAGTCACTACAGAAAGTATTTCATGAGTTTGGTCACGTGCCTGGCGGGTGGCTAAAACTAGACTATGTTGACAGGGCTGTAAAAGCTTACAAGCAAGAGAGAAATTTATTTGATTATACTGACATGTTGATTGAATATAATAAACAAACACCTAATCCTAACTTAGATGTTTTGATTGTAGATGAAGCTCAAGACTTGTCTTATATACAGTGGGAGATGGTTAAGCATATGCAAAGTATAGTTGAAAGAGTCTACATTGCAGGTGATGATGACCAGGCAATATTTAAATGGTCAGGTGCACAACCTGAGTTCTTAATAGATCTACCAGGTAAACGAGAGATACTTAATCAATCATATCGTGTGCCTATCGCAGTGCACGGTGTAGCAAATAAACTGGTAAACAGAATAGAAAACAGAGTGCCAAAAGATTATAAGCCTAAAACTGCATCTGGTTTTCTTGAAAGACACATACATCGATTTGATTCTGTGGACTTGAAACACGGATCATGGCTCTTGTTAGGTAGAACTAACTATGTTGCTGAACAGTTAGTTGATGAGTTGAGAAGCATGGGTGTGTATTATGAAAAGTTTGACAACCCCTCTGTGTCTAAGAAGTTAGTAGAGGCCATCAGGACCTGGGAGAGTTTGCAAAGAGGAGAAGAGGTAAACTATAGTCAGGTTAAAAATTTATATTCTTATTTTAAATTAGATAAAGATGTGGCTCGAGGTCATAAAGGTATGACTGGTGTAGATGAAAAGAAAATGTTTAATATCGCAACACTAGGCACGGAACATGGACTTAAAGTTGAGCAACAGACACCATGGCACTATGCATTAAGTCAAGTATCAGAGACTATGAAAGTTTATGTTTTGTCTTTACTTAGAAACGATGAGGAGATTGATTTAAAACCTAGAATAAAAGTGTCGACAATACATGGTGCTAAAGGTGGTGAAGCAGATAACGTTATGTTATTAACAGATCTTACTAAAAGAGTAGAGCAGGGTTATCTTACTAATCCTGATGATGAGAGAAGAGTATTTTACGTTGGAGCGACCAGGGCAAAACAATCCTTGCATCTTGTAGCTAGTCAAAGTAATTTAGAATTCTCAGAAATTTTTAGATGAAAGATCATAGTTGGATACTACCAGAATACAAAGAAGGAAAAATTGAAGCTTACATGAGTAATCAAATACCAATGTTTCAACCACCAAGTGAGTGGTTGCCACCAGAAAATATTCCTGATTTAGATGACGCTAAAGAAATAGCTATTGACCTGGAGACAATGGACCCTGATATAAAAACAAAAGGACCAGGTTGGGCTACGAGTAATGGTGCAATCATAGGTGTTGCAATCGCTGTTGAAGGTTGGAAAGGTTACTTTCCTTTACGACATCCTGGCGGTGGTAACTTTGATGAAAAAATATTTTTTAGAAAATTTAAAAAAATGATGGCGTTGCCAAACAGAAAAATTTTTCACAATGCTATGTATGATGTTGGTTGGCTTAAGCACCAGGACATACCAGTAAACGGAACTTTGATTGATACAATGATAGCTGCACAAATAATAGATGAGAACCGCATGGGTTACTCATTGAATGCTGTAGCTAAAGATTACCTGGGCGAAAAGAAATCAGAAACTTTATTATATGAGGCTGCAAAAGAGTGGGGTGTAGATCCTAAGGGTGAGATGTATAAACTTCCTGCTCAGTTTGTTGGTCCGTATGCTGAACAAGATGCAGAGCTCACGCTTAAGCTCTGGGGTCGCTTAGAATCAGAGATATACAAACAAGATTTAGTTTCCATATTCTCATTAGAGACGAACATACTTCCGGCTTTAATCGAGATGAAGTGGAGAGGTGTCCGCATAGACACCGATCGTGCTGCTCAGATAAAAGAGAAACTCCTTCAAGAAGAGAATCTTCTTCTTTCCTCTATCCAAAACATCTCGGGGGTTTCTGTTGACTTGTGGGCAGCACGTTCAATTGCAAAAGCTTTTGACTCCATGGACATACCTTATGAGAAGACAGCAAAAGCAAAGGAGCCTAAGTTTGATAAGAATTTTTTAGGCACACACCCTAGCAAGCTGGCCAAGTTAGTTGTTCAGGCTCGTGAGATAAACAAAGCCAGGACAACATTTATTGATACTATCATGAAGCATCAACACAAAGGTAGGATACATGCTGAGATACATCAGATGAGATCAGATCAAGGTGGCACTGTCACCGGTCGTTTTTCTATGTCTAATCCTAATCTCCAGCAGATCCCCGCCAGGCACGAAAAGATAGGACCAATGATTAGAAGTTTATTTATACCTGAAGAAGGAGCCACGTGGGGTTGTTTTGACTACAATCAGCAAGAACCACGGCTAGTCGCTCATTATGCCGCTATAACCAGGAATGGTTTGGACGGTGCTGATAAAGTCATTGATGGTTATAACAATGACTTAGACTTTCACGGAACAGTTGCAGAGATGGCTAACATTGATCGTAAGATAGCTAAAACTGTTAACTTAGGTTTGTTCTATGGTATGGGTAAAGGTAAGTTGAAAAGTCAATTAGGTTTGAATGACGAACAGGCTGATGACTTATTTAAAACTTATCACAGTAGAGTTCCGTTTGTAAAACAGCTCATGGACCAGGCCTCTAAGTCCGCACAAGAGAATGGTTTTGTAAGAACTTTACTTGGACGTAAGTGTCGTTTTGATTTATGGGAACCTGCTAGCTTTGGCGTACATAAGCCATTGCCTCGTGAACAAGCGACCAGGGAACACGGAAAAAATATTAAACGTGCGTTTACATACAAAGCGTTAAATAGATTAATACAAGGCTCGGCAGCAGACATGACTAAGAAAGCTATATTAGATTTATATAAAGAGGGAGTAGTCCCACACATACAAGTTCATGATGAATTAGATTGTTCTTTTGAGTCTGAGATCCAGGCAAAGAAGATTGAAAAGCAGATGGTAGAGTGTGTCGATCTCAAAGTTCCAATTAAAGTTGATTGTGAAATCGGCGCTAACTGGGGCGAAATAAAATAATTTAAAGTTATCCACAGATTCTTTTAATTTCTTTGGAAAATCGTTTCCAAAAATTACACAGTTATTACACATATACTATGTAAGAACTTAAAAGCCCTAGGAGGGGCCATGTAATGTTAACAAATAAGAAAGACCGTTGTGTAAACTGCGGTAAGAAATTAAAAAGAAAGTATGAAACAACATTTAGTGATAACGAAGCTAAGATGGCTCACACGTCTAAATACAAAGACTATAGTAAGTCTTGGGACATCTGGGATGGTAAAACTTATTGGGCTTACGAAGGTTTGTTCGACACTTTACGTTGTGCAGCTAATTTTGCGGCCGGAGCATACAAAGCAGGCTATAGACGCAGAAAACGCACAAAATAAGGAAAATAAAAACCGTTTTAAGAGCCATACAGGGCTATCCAAGAGATGGTCCTGTATGATTGGATCCAGGTAATTTGAAGGGATTAGTTGTTTCACCCTTAACTTTCGAAACACAGATAGACATCCTGACATTCTACTCGAACCAAAGCTGATAGCCTCAAACACTTGTCCGTCAGCTACTTCGCCCTGTGCGTTATGGCTCTGTTAAAACCATTATTCCGCCACAATATTGAACTGATCATATTCAATAACCTGGTATAACTTATATGGATATAATAATTTTTTTTTCAACTAATAAATAATATTTTTTTAGGAGTTGACAATATAGTTTGAGATATTATATAATTAGTTAAGAAATATAGAAATGAGGTTATTATGGAATATGCAATACCCGGATGGGTTGAACTAATCTTGTATGAACAAGAGGAAAGGAAAGATGATGAATGATTAGTATAATCATAGGATGCATCATAGCCATTGTGCTCGTCCATCATTTAGGGTGGGTGTAATGACAGATGTATCAAGATATAAGTCTGTAGCTATCAAGAAAGAAAGCTACAAAAAACTAAAGACCATGGCCGATCGAGATTACAGATCTGTTGCTGGTTTCATAGAATATCTGGTTGATAAAGAATCAGAAGAAAGAATAAGAGGTAATAAAAATGACCAAGAAAAAAGAGCCTGATAACATCACAGTCCCAGGCGTAGTATTACAGGACTGCATTATAACATTAAAAGGTGACTCACCTTTGATATGTAATAAATGGTCTGAGAAGGCTAAACAAGAAATAAGAGATAAGCAGATGAAGATAGCTAAAGCTGCTGGTAGAGAAGCAAAGGATCCTGAAAAATGTTTTAGAGATTCTTTATATCAGATGCCAAACGGTAAAGACTATGGCTTTCCTGCTATTGCGTTTAAGGCAGCAGCTGTTAACGCTTGCTCTCACATTGAGGGTCTTACAAAAGTCTCGGCTCGTGGATCATTCCACATTCCATGTGACTTAATTAAGATTCAAGGTAAGCCTGTGATGAGAGAAGACATGGTGCGTGTTGGTATGGGTGCAGCTGACCTCAGATATAGAGGTGAGTTTACAGAATGGCAGGCAGACGTTCCTGTCCGATACAATGCTAATGCCTGGTCAATTGAACAATTGATCAACGTGTTTAACGTAGCGGGGTTTGCATCTGGTGTTGGAGAATGGAGACCACAGAAAAATGGTAACTTTGGTATGTTTAAAGTAACCAACGTAACAAAGATCGAAAGAAAGAAGGAGGTTAAAGTTGCGTAGAAAAATAATACAGTCCTATGAATTTAGGAACAATGGTAAAACAAAATATTCAGTGGACGCTCAAGCTGTTGGAGAAGAGCTTGAAGCGATATCTAATAAGTACGGGACCCTCAATCCACATGTAGTTGTGAAGTCGGCAGAAAGAAAGAGTTCGCCACTTCACTCGTGCTTCACGTGGGATGATGCTTCTGCTGCAGAAAAGCATCGATTGCACGAAGCTAGAATGCTAATCGGTTCAGTCATGGTCGTCACGCAGCATGTAGACGAACCGGTTCGTGCTTTTCATAGTGTAAAAGTAACTACGTCAGATGGTGATGACGACAATGCCGAGCGCAGTTACGTTCCACTGGATATAGCGTTGGACAATGAGGATTATCGAAGGCAGATATTGGAACAAGCTGCTAGAGATCTTAACACATGGAGAAAGAAGTATGGAGAATTACAAGAACTTCATAAGTTTTTCTCTGAGGCTCAACGCATCATCGATAAGTATGCAGCGTAACAGGCATACTAGATGTAGTGGTGCTGTTGTTTAGCAGCACCACATATAGAGAAAGGAGAAACTTATGAAAAAATATAATTATAACCATATAATAAAAATATTGTTGGAGAAAAAAGGATGGATTAGAGTTCCATTGTATGTAAGGAAAGGAGATTAGATGGCTAGTAGTGACGAATATTATCAAGAGTGGGTAGACGAAGTCAGAGAACTTTACGGTTTACTTGAAGACGCTTTGATAGCTATGAACAACGCCACTAGATCTAAGGGGATGCGTCATGTAAGCAAAGACGATATAGATGAGATGGGTTCTGTCATATTACAGATAGAGGACATACTTTCTGCCGTTGATGATTTAGAGCATAACGATCCCGAACCTGTTTAGGCAGGTAAGGTCAGGTATTGCGGGGTAAGTTGCGTCGTGGACCGTTGTGGAGAGGCAGGTGTGGTAAGTTTGAGCGAGGTATGGTCGGTTTTGTTGCGGCAGGCAGGGTGAGGCTAGACATAGTCCGGTGAGTTGAGGAAGGGCGAGGCAGGAGTGGTGAGGTCGGGCACGTTCTGGTGGTAGCAAGGTGTGTTAAGGCAGGCGAGGTTAGGTGAGTTACGTTGAGGTGAGCTTAGTTCAGGAGCGGTGTTTACATGGCAGGCGTGGTGAGTTAACTTTAGTCGAGTTACGGCTAGGGACGGCAGGCCAGGTATGCCCAGGTTTGTTATGATCCGGACGGGTTAGGTAAGGCAGGCGGGGTGAGGTGCGTTCAGGTGAGGGTTATCTTGTAATGGTGAGTCGAGGCTTATTTTGGCAGGTGTGGCGAGTTGTGGTTCGTTGGATTACGGTTGCGGTAGATTGGGGTATGGTGTTGCGAGGCGTGGATTGGCGAGGCCGGAAAGGAGAGAACATGTTCAAGATGCTCATGACCGGTAGCCAGGCAATGCAAATTGTCAAGGACTACATAACGAAAGATATTGCCCACAGTAATGTGACCGAGGCAGTTCTTGCGTTAGAAAAATACATAAAAAGTTTGGAAAAGAGTGTGAAGTGAGATAGTCTGATAAACGGATTATCAATCCCACCCTAATCCAAAGGGTCGACACCTGGTCTGTAGCCTCGTAACACAGGTATGTGGTGTGACTGATGGAGAGACATCATTAAGAAAGGTAGCACGATGACTAAAAAATCAGTAAACGAAACGATAGAAAAATTTTTACGATCGGACAGGGTAGAGAAAGCAACCGGTGGTGATGAAATAGAAAAAATGAAACTAAGAAACATGATAGAAGTAGCGATAAGAAAGCAGGCTCCGGACTGGTTGAAGGAGATGATCGAGGAAGACGACGCACGGATCACGAAACATTGATCATGTCAATAGCAAAGATTATTTGCTGTTAGGATTGTAATTTTATATATTGGCTTTTCGTCAAAAAAGGAGGCCAAAATGCAAGAAAATCTAGAAGAAAAATATCAGGAAGCACTACAAGCGATAGCTTACTTACACAATGAATTACTGTCTGTAAAGCACTGTCAGTGCGATGATGAATCAGAGGAATCTGAAGAGGATAACGGGGCCTAATATAGGCCTTCGTGTCCCTGTTCAAAGTATTTGTTCTTCATGTGTCTGTCCCAAAACTGTTTTCCATTCGCTACAATAGTATTCCACTCTCGATGGTTAAATCTTTCTGTTGAACCATCTTTGTATTCTACCTCATAGACCATGTCATGACCACCTGAGTCAGTCCTCTGTTCAAACACCCTTAATTGCTTAATTATATCTTTTAGCATCATGGTATTTTAAATACTTTACTTCTTTTACCATACCTTTGGGAATAATTGCAACCCTTCCTCCTTCTTGAGAATCGTCATCACACCAGTCAGCCATCAATGACATCTCTTCATCCGTGTCTTTTACGAGCCAGCCAATTGAAAAACAACCAGCTGCCGTTTTTTTTATTATATCTTTAAATTCAACCCAGCCTGAAAACGGCTCGGTTGCGTCTTTCCATCGGACTATCACAATCGGACAAGTCTTCAGGTTAAATTTCATCTCACTAAGATATTTTGTCCAGGCACCAGCTTGGAACACTTAGGTTTCTCCGTTCTCTTCGACACACTAAACCACTGTTCATGTCCTTGAATGTAATCTATGGTGCTATTGTGTTCACATAATTGTTTACCGAACGTATCTTGCACGGCTTGTTGTACTGCAGCCAATGACATGTCATCACCAACCATGGACCCGCCGTCTTTAAGCTTGGGCCACCAATTGAGTATATCTTCCCTCACTGCCTCGTATTCATGTGCACCATCAACAATGATACCTTGAAAATGTTTGTCAGCGAACCTGGCTATTGTGTTAACATCGTCTGATCTAGACTTGACCGGAGTCAGCACTCCTTTGTCTATGAAGACCTGACAGTTTTTTAAAAACGTGTCATGAAATCCACCGGTAATATCTAAGTTTGCATGTTCAGAGCTCCCTTCAAAAGTATCTAATGAGTAAAGATGAACTTTCTTGCCTGAGTTAATAATGTTGGTTGCCATGTAATTAGTTGATCGTCCCATGAATGGACCTATCTCCAATATCTCATCGCCGTCTTCACATAAATCTAGAAGTTGGTCGTATGCCTCATGCATGTTAAACCAGCCTGGTATTTTCATATATGTGTGTTTCATAATATCCTTTCTTTGTGAGACTCGTGAACAAGCTGTCTTGTTGTCTTGCGGAGACACTATGAAAAAATAGGAGGAACTGCGCCCACGAATCTCGTTGCAATAATATAGGATAAACTGCATATTGAAAGTATGAAATATTTCTTAATTATCTGGATTTGTATCAATGATCCTAACATTTCATTAGAAAAGACCTGTCAACAGTTGATCATGGATCAGGGATATAGAACAGTTTTAGAGTGTAATGAGGAGGCCACATCAATTTATCAAACTCTTAAACCAGCAGGAAATGTTTATTTAACAAGCTTCTGTTCTTTGAAGCCTTCAGTGTAACGTGTGCATATAGTATTATAAATATAAATACAAAAATAAAAAAATAAATTAGAAGAAATGTTACGTAACATTAATAATATATAACTATTATTATTATATATCAGGGATTTGAAGGTGTTACGTGGGTGTAACGTGAAGGTTAAATGTTACGTTACGTTGGGATATTTTGAGTATTGAAATAGAGTTATTTTAGCATAAAGTGTACTTACATGACAGAAACTCACGTTACAGACGTTACAACCACTTTACAGGAACGCTTTGATCATTTCCCAGGACTAACACCAAAGCAAGCTAAGTTTGCACAATTGATAGTTTTGTATGAGGGCAGGAAGACAGCAACACAAATAGCTATCGAGTGTGGTTTTTCTGAAAAGACTGCAAGGCAACAAGCTAGCAATATGCAGAACCCAAAAAGTTTTCCAAAGGTTGTTAACGCCATAAATCATTATAGAGTGCAGTTTTATAGAAAATATGAAGTAAGCTATGACAAACATTTGAAGAGAATGTATGAGTTATCAGAAAAAGCAGAGCAGGCAGGTAACTGGAATGCAGCAGTTGTGGCTGAAAAGAACAGAGGTCAGGTGGCAGGACTTTACATCGACAAGAAAGAAATAAAGTATGGAACTATTGATAGTATGAGTATGGAGGAAGTCGATGCAAAAATTAATGAGCTTGAGAAAAGATTATCAGGGGAAACGGCTAAACCGGTGGTAATCAATGGTGACGAACGACAAGCACCTCAAGGGTAATTGGGCACATCAAAGAGCAATACTATGGTTGTCCGAGAAAGGGTATTATGTTTTTAGCAATGTTTTTGGCACAGGCTGTGTCGATCTTATTGCCATTGATGATTTTGGGCATATTGAATTATTTGACGTAAAGCTTGCAGGGTTTAGGAATAACAAAGACACTTTGGGCTCTAAGCAAATGATTAATAGAATATTGACAGCAGAACAAAAAGAATTGGGTGTAAAACTGTTATATGTTTTTGATAATGGAGACTGCAGAGTTCAGTTAGACAGAGCTGCTTGGTTAAAAAGGCAGAGTACAAACAGAGATAAGAAAGGTAGATTTAAGGGAACAGATGAGGAAACCTGAGGGTAGATTTACTACAACATTAAGATCAAACTGTAACAAAATACACTTTTTAAAAATAGACTCTTGGTCTACACCTGGTTTACCTGATTTATATGGTCTTTACGAGCACGAAGAGTCAGGATTGCCAGGGACATTTTGGGCAGAATTGAAGTGTACAAAGATTAACAAGATTGGACTGTCTCCAGTGCAAGTTGCTATAAATCTCAAGCTATCTGAGTACAACATACCTAACTACATACTTGTCAGAAGCCTCTCTAAGAGAGCCTTGAAAATTTTTCCAGGACACCTGGTCGATGAAGCGTCGAAGGTTGGTTTTAAGTCCAAGAGCCATGTTGCATGCTTCGAAGATCCTCTCCCCTGGTCCGAGATACAAAAATCCCTAATGGTGGACCCCAAAATTATTTTCACTGGTTATGGTAAATGTTTACCGGGCCAAGCTCCCAGGCAGGTCAAGTAAAAATCCTGAACAAAAATCCCTGAGTCCTGACCCCACGTCATAGCATAGCTTATAATAGAAGTTTCCCGGCGCGCTCGCGGGAAAATCTTCTGCGAGGTCAAGAAAAAAGTGTTGATTTTACTTGACTTTTGATTCCTGAATCACCATATTCTAACCATGAGCTCCTGTCCAGGTAGCTCCTGAGAAAGGAAGAAGATATGTTAGAAGCTATATTTTTCGGCGTTTATATGCTGTTGTTCGGTGTTTCCAGATGGCAGGCACTGGCTGCTGTAGCAGGTTTCCTCCTGTTCGGTCTCTGGTCTGAAGCTTGGACCACCATTCCAAAAATCCTTTAGGTCGGACCCCACGTGGATCCGGCCCCCTAATATAGAAGTTTCCCGGCGCGCTCGGAGTTGTTTTTACAATGTAATGTGTAATGAGAATCCTTTTAAAAAATCCCTTAAGTCCGACCCCACGCCGATTCGGTTTTCTAATGTAGAAAGTTCCCGCCCGCTCGCGCCGAAAAAAAAATCAAGAAAAAAAATTTTTGAGGCTAACGCCAATCTTGTTTTTAGAAGAAAATAGTTATCCACAGAAAAGATTTTTTTCTTATATTTAAATGTTCCAATTAGTTAGGATATATGCATAATGGAAACATACTTTAAATAGTATAGAAAGAGAGAATGCTAATATGCAGAATATAAGTAAAGAAGACAGAAATAAGATTGATGACTTTGCTAGGTTGTCAATTCTTAAATCTATCTTTGTTAAGGAATGGCAGGAAAGCTGTCGTAAAGAACTTGCCTTTATGAGTGGCAAGTATCATGGTTTCTTATTGGGTGATGAGTTTCAGTTCTCCCATAAGAAAAGACAAGGTGGTTTATCTCAAAGTAAGATGACTACCTTTATTAAAGACAAGTTTGGTTTTACTGATGACCAAATGAAAGAAATGTTTGGTAGTGAACAGACTATTAATGTGTTTACACCAAAGCCTTTAATCTCAAGTATCAAGCAACAAAAGAAATGCAAAGATAGTATCTTGCGTTCTAATGTTATGAACTTGATACCAAACTATCAAGACAAGGTGGTGTTGTAATGCCAAACGATAATTTATTACAACTTCTAAACCTACCAACTCAAAATGCCAATACAGAGGTAAATCAAAATGATAACAACACTAATATTAATTGGCAAAGTGATTTGCTTGGTTGGGTTTATTCTAATACTCTTGAGAGTGTTTTATTAACTTGGTTGACCAATAATCAAATGACTAAGCAAGACTTGGCTAGGGTTTTGGTTTCAGTCTTGGCTAATAAACCAACTAATCAACAAACTGATGTATCATCTAGGGTTATTGAAAAACTAAATACTTTAATCAATAGCCAGTAGTACCAGCATCAATATTTTAACCACCACCTGTACAAAACAGGTGGTGGTTTTTTTTTGATCCATCTTTAGATCCCACAAAATTTAGTACCACTATCCAACTCCAACTACTATATCTAGTAGTCCCAAAAATTTCCAAAACTCAAACTCCGTTTTTTTGCCCACGCCACCCCCTTGTGTTGCGCGGTTGCTTGCTAGAACAGCACAAAGTCAAGTTTTGCACATACACAACCTCTACAAAATACTTTTGAATAGGGGACCCAATCTGATATAAAAACTCAATGGGAATGCAAATCGAGGGCCTAACCCCTTTTGAACAAGAAGAGGCCCTAAAGAAACTCGTACTTAGAAAAAAAATTTTAGAATTACAAAGCAAACAGAAAGAGGATTTCTTATTGTTTGTCAGAACTGTGTGGCCAGAGTTTATTGCCGGCAACCATCATAAAATCATTGCAAAAAAATTTGAGGCTATCGCCAACAAGGATATTAAGAGACTTATTGTTAACATGCCGCCTCGACATACAAAATCAGAATTTGCGTCTTTCTTATTTCCTGCGTGGATGATGGGCCGTGAACCACGACTCAAGATCATTCAAACATCGCACACGGCAGAATTAGCACAACGCTTTGGCCGTAAAGTCAGAAACTTAATCGACACACAAGATTATCAAAACGTTTTTCCAGGCATGGAATTATCGGCGGACTCTAAGGCAGCAGGGCGTTGGGAAACAAATGCCGGTGGTGAATACTTCTCTGCCGGTGTCGGTGGAGCAATAACCGGTCGTGGTGCTGATCTATTAATTATCGACGACCCACATTCCGAACAAGATGCACTCAGTGCTACAGCATTAGAGAATGCGTGGGAGTGGTATTCTTCTGGTCCTCGTCAACGTTTACAGCCAGGTGGTGCTATTGTAATTGTCATGACTCGTTGGAATACAAAGGACATCACCGGAGAACTGATCAAGGCTCAAGGACAACCGAAAGCGGACCAGTGGGACATTATTGAGTTTCCGGCGATCTTACCTTCCGACAAACCTGTGTGGCCAGAGTATTGGCAAAAAGAAGAATTAGAATCTGTCAAAGCATCTATCTCTGTTGCAAAATGGAATGCGCAGTGGCAACAGAATCCTACAGCAGAAGAAGGAGCCATCATCAAACGTGAGTGGTGGCAAACGTGGGAGAAGTCACAGATGCCTGGTCTGATGCACGTGATACAATCTTATGATACTGCATTTAGTAAAAAAGAAACGGCGGACTATTCCGCTATCACTACGTGGGGTATATTCATGCCTGACGAAAAAACACCAAATATAATTTTGCTTGATATGAAAAAAGGCAGGTGGGACTTTCCTGAAATGAAAGAGATTGCTTATGACAGTTACAAGTATTGGGAACCGGAGTCCGTGGTTATTGAAGCAAAAGCCACTGGTATGCCGTTGACACAAGAACTTCGCATGCGTGGTATTCCTGTTATCAACTTTACACCTTCCAAAGGCAATGATAAGTTGAGCAGAGTTAATGCTGTAGCACCGCTATTTCAGTCCGGTGTAGTATGGGCCCCAGATGAAGTCTGGGCAGAAGAGGTAATCGAAGAGTGTGCTGCCTTTCCATATGGTGAGTACGACGACTTAGTTGACTCCATGACACAAGCATTAATGAGATTTAGACAGGGTCGTTGGATTGAGCTGGCTGACGACTTTGAGGATGAACCAGTTAACCACAGCTCTGAGGAATATTATTAATGTCAATCTTTGACAGACTAAAAGACATCGTCAGCTTTTTAGACACGAGACCTGAATCACGGACACCGGAACAAGAAACAATTGGAGAGGACATAGAAGGTGCAGCTAAGACGGCAGAGGACGCAGCAGCTTCTCGTTTAGACGGAGTTAGTGAATCAGAGGCGAATAGTTTTATTGATACAATCCGAGACTTTGTAAACTCTGATCAAAAAAATATAGACGAGTTTCGAAAAAAGAACAAAGATCAAATTGCAAGAGATAAGGCTCTTTTTAAAAAATTTACAAAACTACACCCTTTAAAAATAGTTAAGGACTTTTTAATAGACAGAGCGGTTAGAACATACGGGCCACAGATAACTGATGTGGTCACTCAATACATAAAATCATTCGAACCTCAAGATAAGAAAACATCTCAGTTTGAATTTATGGGCACGATCTATGACCTCAATGATTTTTTTGAAGCAGGTAGAGTAGATTTTACAGGAGAAAAAAGTTATGAGATTGATAAGGATAGAAGGCGTGTATCTGCCCTAAAAGCTTACATTAATTTATTACCAGATGATTTTGAAAAGAATGCAGGGCAACTTTACACTGACTTAAGACAAGCAAAGAGTTTATATGAAAACACACCCTTTGGTGATTTTCTTTCTGCAGCTGAGTTAAAAGAGTCCGGGCTTGAGTCCATTCTTTTAGGAAACAAAGATAGAGTTTTTACTAAACAAGAACTCGTTGATATTTTAAATAACCCTGGTCTTGATTCTCAGGTTACGAAAGTAAGATACGCAAGAGATGATGAGAATAGACTGAGTAATGCACAGTTGTACATAAAAAGTTTAAAAGAATTAAATGATCAATTAACTAATTTGTATGACAGACGTTTTTTAAGAGAGGGTGTGCTCATGCCCATGCAAGATGATTTATTAAATATAATTCAACTTACTAATCAACAATTTATCACTGAACAAGTTGGTGGAAACGAAATGAGCAACGAAAGATATATTCAGCTAATAAGTGCGGCTAATCAAAATTTTAAAGAGATGGCAGCAAAGTTTAGAGATGAAAAAGCACAGAAAAATTTTGGTATGAATTATAACTCGCTTCAATTAAAATATTTGGAAGACGAAGCAAGAATTAATGACTTACCTTTAGGCAGTTCTGAATACAATGAAGCATACAGAGACATTCAGTTATTTAGATCATTCGACAAACAGTTTGACATTTTAAATCAAATAATTGATCAAAACTTAGAAGTGCCAGCGTCTGGCGATGCACAAGATCAAAACTTACTATCCTTCTTAGAAAGATCAGGGCCAAGTTATAGAACGACAGGACCAGCGGGTTTAGAAAACTATGACGTTCAAGGAATCACTGTGACTATGAGAGAGGGGGCTTTAGGTGAGTCTGGAAAAGCCAGCACACACTTTGATGGCTCTTGGACAGATACTAAAAGTCATGACACCTTTCATTATAGAACAGGTGTATTAACAGATCCCAGTGGTGTGAAATATAATACGCTTGTTGAAGTTCAATCTGATGATGAAGGTTTGATACGTAGAGAGAATCAATACTACGACCCTAGTTTAAAAATTCAACAAGACAGAATACAACAAGAGATTACAGATTTTGCAAACAATGATCTCATAAATTTTAAAAGAATATTTAAAGTTACACCAGATGAGAGTAATGCTATTGTCGATATACTTGCTGCCGCTCAAAGAGGAAGTGATGTCTTTGTTCCTGCGTCTTCAGATATAGTTAAAGAAGCCATCTTTGATCAGTTTGGTGGTCGAGAGGCTACTATGATTGATAACATACCAGAGGCAAATGTAGAAAATTATTTAAACAATAATGATAGAGCTGCTGAATTATTTAAGTATGCAAAAAAACTAAATAAGTATTTAGAAAATTTATATCGTGATGACAAAATAAGTAGAGAGAACCAAGAGGGTAAAGTTTCAAAAACATTACCTTATGTGGCCACTGGCCCGTTAGGTTACGCTGAAGAATCTATTTATCAATTTGTTTTAGATTCTATTAGAACGGGTGTTGATAAAGTTCAATGGATACCTGGTGAGCACTCCGCTCAAATTCAATTAGGTGGTCAAAACAATCCAACAGGCGGAGTTGACTTTTCAAGTGCTGCAACAACGCTCGCACAGTTTAATGATGAGAGAAGCGTTAAGAGAGCTCAAGGACATCTTAATTTTTATGGTTCTGATGAAAACCCTACAAACAATACAATGTATAAAGCTGCAACAAACGTAGTTGATAAAATTAATAAATTAGGTCAACAAATATATGGTGAAGATTTTGTAGCACCTGTCTTATATGAACAAGGTGCAAAAAACGACCAAGGTGAGTTTTTTAACACTTATGTTGTAAATCCAGACGAACTTCGTGGTAAGAGTGGATACATATCAAATGTTAAACAAGGATGGGGTTTTATAGATTTAGCTCCAACAATTGAATACTTAAAAAGTAAAAATTACGACAATCCTTCAAAAGAGTTTGATGAGGGATTACTACAAAACTACATCAGTCGTAAAAGTGGTGGACAAGTATGGAGCTCTAGTTTACTTTCGTTAGATGAGGTCATAAATGGTTGATAATATAGATAAAGCGATTAATCCGGCTGAAGAAATACAAATAGAAAAAGTTGGACAAGAAATAAATTTACAAGGAGAGAATCCTGACGGAAAATTTTTAGAGGTGGATGACGGAAGTGTTGTTATTAATCCTGAAGAAGAAGAAGTTGACGTTACTTCTTTTGGCGCAAACTTGGCAGAGGTTATGGATGACAACGACTTAGAAAATCTTTCTAATGACTTACAAGCAGATTACTCCTCTGATAAAAGTTCAAGGGAAGAATGGGAACAGGGATATACTAAAGGATTAGACTTACTAGGTTTTAAGTATGAGGAAAGAACTAGACCTTTCTCTGGTGCCAGTGGAGTTTATCATCCGTTATTATCTGAGTCCGTGGTTCAGTTTCAGGCACAGTCGTATAAAGAATTATTACCAGCAGGAGGTCCTGTCAGAACTCAAATCATAGGAGCATCCACTCCTGAAGTAGAGGCTCAGTCAGAGCGAGTAAAAGATTTTATGAATTATTATATCTCAGATGTAATGGAGGAGTATGATCCTGAGTTAGATCAAATGTTATTTCACCTACCCCTTGCCGGTTCAGCTTTTAAGAAAATTTATTATGACGGTGGAATGGGCAGAGCTGTGTCTAAATTTGTAGCGGCAGAAGATTTAGTTGTTCCATACATGACTTCTGATTTGGAATCTGCAGAGCGTGTTACTCACGTTGTGAAGATGACAGAAAATGAAATCAAAAAACAACAAGTATCCGGTTTTTATAAAGATGTTGAAATTAATCCTTATGAAGCTGAAAACGATATTCAAGAAAAATATGACGATATGGAGGGAACAAAGAAAGAAGAATCCTATCAAGATTATACTTTATTAGAGATGCACGTCTTGTTAGACTTAAAAGGTTTTGAAGAAGAGTCAGGGATTAAAGTACCGTATATTGTTACTATCGATGAAGGTTCTGGAAAAATATTATCTATTTATAGAAATTATAATAAGTCTGATCCGCTTAAGAAAAAAATTCAATATTTTGTTCATTACAAATTCTTACCCGGTCTTGGTTTTTATGGCTTTGGCCTTATTCATATGTTGGGTGGTCTTACACGAACTGCAACTGCCGCACTTCGTCAACTGCTTGATTCAGGAACATTGTCAAATTTACCTGCTGGGTTCAAGTCTCGTGGTTTCAGAATAAGAGATGATGATCAACCTTTACAGCCAGGAGAATTCAGAGACGTTGATGCACCTAATGGAGTTTTAAGAGATTCATTATTACCTCTTCCTTACAAAGAACCTTCTGCAACATTATTTAACCTTTTAGGTTTCTGTGTCGATGCTGGACGAAGATTTGCTTCTATAGCAGACATGAAAATAGCAGAGGGTGGTTCTACAGAAATGCCTGTTGGCACAACCATGGCACTTTTAGAGCGTGGCACCAAAGTCATGTCAGCAATTCATAAAAGACTACATTATGCTCAACGCATGGAGTTTAAATTATTATCAAAAGTTTTTGCAACATACTTACCGCCGACATACCCATACAACGTGGCGGGAGGCAACTCTTTTGTAAAAGCAATGGATTTTGATCAAAGAGTAGATGTTTTACCTGTATCTGATCCAAACATATTTTCAGTTTCTCAAAGAGTGACCATGGCTCAAATGCAATTACAATTAGCTCAAAGTAAACCTGAACTACACAATCTATATGAAGCTTACCGCAGGATGTATGAGGCTTTAGGTGTTCAACAAATAGAAAATATTTTACCTATACCTGGTCAACCAGTGCCAGAAGATCCTGGTGTTGAAAATGCGAAAGCATTGAAAGGTGCACAGTTACAAGCTTACATTCAACAGAATCACGATGCTCACATTGAGGCACACAGATCCTTTGCTTCATCTGTTTTAGTTAAATCACAAGTTGCAATACTTGCAATTTTACAAGGACACGTGTCAGAGCACATTTCATTAGCAGCAAGAGCACAAATACAAGCCGTGGTGCAACAACAATTAACTCAGATTGCGCAACAAATGGGCGGTCAAGTTCCACCACAAATATTACAACAAATTCAAAACGAGGCAGAAAATCAAATTGCACAAATTATTGCAGTTTTAACAAACAAAATGGTGCAAGAGGAACAGGAAGGATTAACGCAACAAGGTCAAGACCCTATTGTAGAGCTTAAAAACAAAGAGTTAGAGCTTCGTGGTGCAGAAATACAACGTAAGGCACAAGAGTCCATGATGCAATTTCAGTTAGATCAGGAAAAATTAAAACAAGATAGAGACTTGACAGAAAAAAAGATACAATCGAGCGAAGACATGACTGAATACAGGCAAAAAATGGCAATAACACGTGATCAATTAAAGAGGAGACAAGGGTAATGGTACAACAAAAGCTCACAAGACAACAAATTCAACAGTTACAGCAACTTGTAAAGAAACAAAGTCGTAAAAGAAGGCTAACACCTGCTAATTATATGAGCAATTTGATGAAAAATGTCGTACAAATGAGGGCAAATGGGGGAAAAATGTCCGTTGAGAAAGCTTTTAAAGAAGTTAAAGACAATCCACCTAAAATTTTAAAGAAAACAGCGAAAAAACATGGCAAAAAAAGAGCACAAAAACAAAAAGTTGCAATCGCCCTCTCCAAAGCAGGAAAAACTCGTCCCAAAAGGGCTTAAATATCAATTAAAGGCGATTACACCAGAGCAAATGGAGGATTTGCAGACCGTTATCCGTGATCAAACCAACAATAGCCTTCAATACATCACAGAAGAGTTCGATCCGTTGATCGTTGCCAGTGCATACCTGTCAATAGTCCGGCAACTGTATATGTTGTACCTAAACAAAGACGAAGCTGATGCATTATTCGAGTGGGCAAAGATGAATATGGACCCAAACTTTAAAAGGGGAGACTTGCATTAAAATAAAAATAATGTAATTTTTTTACATGGCAGATGATTTAAAAAAACTTGGCGGATCAGGAATGCAATCAATGATTCTTGGTATTCTTAAGAAATCATTAGACAACAAAACTTTATCAAAGCCTGCTTACGATAGAGCAGTTAGATCAATCATGGGTGGCTCAGAGGATATGTCACAAGCCAAACAAATGAAACTTCTCAAAGGTGGAGGACTCTCAGAGGCTACTGCTAAACTAAAAGCTCAAGGATTAAAAAAAGGTAAGCAAGTAAAAAAGAAGAAAAAGAAAAGTTTTCCAGACTTAAATAAAGACGGCAAAGTAACAATGAAAGATATTCTTATTGGTCGTGGTGTTATTAAAAAAGCTAAAGTGGGAATGCAAATGAAGGGCACAAGTCCTTTGATTAAAAGGAGAAAGTAATGGCAGACGAAAAGGCAGGTCCAATAGCTAGAGGTTTTGCAGACGCAACTCCAAAGTTAGAAAATTTAAAGAAAACTCAAGAGATGATTAAAGACATGCTAGAGGGTTTAACACCTGGGGCTGCTGTGTCACCAACTCTTAAAGATCGAATCTTGGATAAGATTAAAGATGTTGCAGACTTGGGTGCGTCAACTACAAAATTGTTAAACAAGTTTGGTATAGAAACTCCAAAACAAAAATTAGAAAAGAAAAAGAAAAAAAGAGAAAAAGATCCACAGAACGTTGAGATAATCAGCGCTAAGGCAGGTAGATTAATTAAATGCGGTGCTCAGATTAAAGGCACAAGTCCTTTGATTAGAAAAAGAAAGTAATGGCTAGACCAGGTTTATACGCAAACATACACGCTAAAAGAAAACGTGGTGGTAAGATGCGTAAGAAAGGTGCCAAGGGTGCACCTACTGCAGCTAACTTTAGAAGAGCAGCACAGACAGCAAGGAAAAGATAATGGCAACAGACTACCTTAAAAAAATGAATAATCTTGATAACATTATTCGAAAGATAGATTTGATGGCAGAAAAAACTCCTGATGCTAACAAAAGAATGGAACTCATGAGATCTGCTTTAAAATTCATAGATAAGCAAATTGCTTTGACCAATAAAAAAAGAGGTGGTCAAATTAAGAAAAAAAGGAAGGGGAAAAAGTAATGGACAAAGCTACAGATAATAATACTGTTATTGACGGTAAAAAAGTTCCTTACAAGTCACCTGTGGTTGACCCTGCGAAGTCTAAGACTCAAGGTCAAAAAGCAGTGCAAGTAAAGAAGAAACCATTTAAAGGAGTATTCTAATGGGTTATATCAATATGAAATGGAATCACCTACGACATTGGTGGGGTAGATTAAATAAAAAAGGAAAGATGTTAGTTGGTGGAGCAGCTGTTGTTGTTATCTACTTAGTAATTACTAATGTTTAATCTCTTAGTAGGTCCCCTATCAAACTTAGTCGGTAATGCGGTCAAAGGTTTTGTCGAAACTAAAAAGGCAAAAGCTGAATTAGCATTAACTGAGATCAAAGCACAGAAGTCTCTCAAAGAACAGCAGATTGCCGGAAAAATTGGTTGGGAGGCTTCTGCTGTCGATCAAATGAAAGGGAGCTGGAAAGATGAGCTAATTTTAATATGCCTGTTGGTTCCGGCGGTGGCAGTCTTCATCCCTGGATGGACACCACATATCAAAGCTGGATTTGAAGCCCTACACTCACTCCCTGATTATTATAAGCATCTCTTATACATCGCCTGTAGCGCAAGCTTTGGCATCAAGGGAGCAAAAGGGGCAATGGGTTTAATAACTAAGAAAAAATGATGAAAAAATCAAAAGCAATAAAAGGTGTAATTAAAGGTTTAAAGAAAGCCTCTAAGTTACACGCTAAACAAGCCAAGACATTAAAGAAAGTCATTAAAAAAAAGTAGTGGATATATTTCAATTATTCACTTACTTCAAAAAACAAATTGAAGAACGAGAAGCTGATCTACTGGAGATGTTAACTTCTGGTGTCAAGGACTGGGATGAATATAAATATTTGACAGGCAAGCTTGAAGCACTAAGATCAACAAAATCAGAAATGCAAGAAACAATGAAGAGGTTCGAAGAAAATGAGTAAACTAATATTACCTGATTATTTAGCTAAAAAAGAAGAGAAAGCTAAAGAAATGACAGACATGCAAAAGCTTCCAAAGCCAACTGGTTGGCGCATGTTAATCATGCCACACACTGGTGTGAGAAAAACAAAGGGAGGTGTGCATCTTACAGACAAGGCTCAAGAAGAAATTCAACTTACAACTAATGTAGGATTAGTCTTGAAAATTGGTCCAGATGCATATAAAGATAAAGAAAGGTTTCCTGAGGGCCCTTGGTGCAAAGAAAAAGATTGGGTTCTTTTTGCTAAGTACGCAGGCTCAAGGATTAAAATAGATGGTGGGGAGTTGAGACTTTTGAACGATGATGAAGTCTTAGCAGTGATTGATGATCCGGAAGACATATTACATGCAACATATAAATAGACTCATGGAGGTCATGGCCCATGCCGGAAAAAATGGTAGATATAGATACATCAGGCAATCCTGTTGATGTAGATATAAAAGAAGAACAGAAGCAAGACGAAGTCGAAGTTCAAGAACAAGAACAGGATACTTCCGTTCGTGAGGTAAAAGCCGAGCAAAAGGAAGAGCAATCAAACGAAGAAGATCTCAACGAATATTCTGATAGCGTAAAAAAACGTATTGATAAGTTGACTGCTAAAATGCGGGAAGCTGAAAGACGTGAAAAAGCTGCCATTGAATATGCAGATGGAATCAAAAAACAATACACAGATCTAGATAAAAAATATAAAGATTTAGACACTGGTTATTTAAACGAATTTAAAAACAGAGTAGAAATTTCAAAAGCAGCTTTACAAGATAGATATCAAAAAGCTGTTGCTGATAATGATGTTAAGGCTCAGGTTGAAGCACAAGAAGAGCTCACTAAGTTAACAATAGATGCAGAGCGTCTAAGGGCAAGTGAAGCTAGAAACAGTGCAAAAGCAGAAGAAGGGACAGAGGTTAAAACACCAGATGCTCCTAAAGCTCCTGCAGCTCCACCTGATCCACGTGCAGAAAAATGGGCTAATGATAATACATGGTTTGGTAATGATGAGGCCATGACTTACACAGCCATATCAATTCACAAAAAACTTGTGGGACAAGAAGGATTTGACCCGAAGTCAGAAGAATACTATAGTGAGATCGATAAACGCATGAAAAATGAATTTCCTCATAAGTTCGAGGCTGAAGCGAACAATACATCTGCTGATGACAGACCCGTGCAGGCTGTAGCAAGCGCAAATCGTTCGTCTTCTAAAAATGCACGCAGCAAGACCGTGAGACTCACACCCTCACAAGTCGCTATTGCTAAGAAACTCGGTGTGCCACTAACAGAGTACGCAAAGTACGTTAAACAAGGAGGTCAAGCATGACAACTAAAACCTCAAGATCTGCTGACACGCGGGTAAAAACTCAACGTAAACGTGTTTGGCAGAGACCGTCATCACTTGATGCACCGCCTGCGCCAGATGGTTATATCCATCGTTGGATAAGATCAGAAGTCCAGGGATTTCAGGACACTAAGAACGTAATTAATCGTCTTCGTGAGGGTTATGAACTAGTAAGAGCGGACGAATATCCAGACTGGCACTTACCAACAATTGAAGATGGTAAACACGCAGGGGTCATAGGAGTAGGTGGCTTATTGCTGGCTCGTATCCCAGAAGAGCTTATTGCTCAACGAAATGCTTATTATGCAGGTCTCACGGAAGATCAAATAACAGCAGTTGACAATGATCTCATGAAGGATGCTCACCCCAGTATGCCAATCAGTAAACCTGAGAGGCAAAGCAGGGTGACTTTCGGTGGCTCACAAAAGACTGAATAAGTTTTTTTAAAAGCCATTGTTAGTTACATTTATTAACTTTACTTTTAAGGAGTAAAACAATGGCAAATCAACAAGGCAACTTTGGATTTCGTCCAGTGCTAATGATGGGTTCCAATTATAATGGACAAGGTCAACAACAGATGACCATCGCTAGTAACGAAACGAACTCCATCTTTATGGGAGATCCTGTAGTGCTTAATGCAAACGGATCAATCTCAAGAGGATCAAGTGCTGGTGCTGAATTGGTTGGTGTTTTTAATGGTTGTTTCTATACAGACCCAACAACACAAAAACCAACATTTTCAAACCACTATCCAGGTGCGATTGTAGCTGACGACATAGTTGCAAACGTAATTAGTGATCCTGATGTCATTTTCGAAGTCAAAGTAGATGACGCAAATGGCGGACGAGCACAAGTTGGTTCAACTGCTAACATCGCAACATACAGCGCAGGATCTACCAAATCAGGTATTTCTAACGTTGCAATTGACGGTGGTAGCTTTGCAACCAGTAACGCTTCCAACTTCGCTGTATATGATCTTTCAACAGATCCAGATAACAGCGACTATACTGTAGCTAATGCTAACATTCTTGTTAGAATTAATAAGCATCAGTATAGAGATACAACAGGCATATAGGAGGTTAAACTATGGCTATATCTAGAAGTCAACTCGTTAAAGAGTTAGAGCCGGGTTTAAATGCACTATTTGGCCTGGAATACGCAAGATATGAAAACGAACACGCAGAAATCTTTGATAACGAAACTTCAGACAGAGCGTTTGAAGAAGAGGTAATGTTATCAGGTTTCGGTTCTGCTCCAACAAAAGCAGAGGGTGCTGGTATATCTTTCGACACAGCAGTTGAAGCTTACACTTCACGCTATACACACGAAACAATTGCATTAGGTTTTGCAATAACAGAAGAGGCAATCGAAGATAACCTTTACGATCAGCTTTCATCTCGTTATACAAAAGCTCTTGCAAGATCAATGGCAAACACAAAGCAAGTAAAAGGAGCTGATGTTTTAAACTCAGCCTTTGCTGCCGCAGGTGCTGCAGGAACTAATCCTGGTGGTGATGGTGTATCACTTATCAACACTGAACACCCATTAGCACAAGGTGGTATTTTGTCAAACAGATTAGCGACTGATGCTGATCTTAATGAAACATCACTTGAGCAGTCTTTGATTGACATTGCTGCATTTGTGGATGAGCGTGGTCTTAAAATATCTACTCAGGGTAGAAAACTGATTGTTCCAAAAGAACTACAGTTTACTGCTGATAGATTATTGGCATCCGCTCTAAGACCGGGAACTTCTGACAATGACGTTAATGCTGTCAGAAACATGGGAATGATTCCTGAAGGTTATGTGGTAAATCACTTCTTAACCGACACTAACGCATTCTACATAAAGACTGACGCACCTAACGGATTAAAAATGTTCACAAGAACAGCACTTTCTACAAACATGGAAGGTGATTTCGATACAGGTAACGTCAGATACAAAGCTAGAGAGAGATACTCATTTGGTTTCTCAGATCCTAGAGGTATTTTCGGAACATCCGGCGCATAAGTAATAGTTTGCATGAATGCTAAAGGGCGGTTGTCTTTGACTCCGCCCTTTTTTTATGTCAAAATATAATTTTATTAACAAACATGACCTTTTCGGAGGACTTACAAAGGAGTAAGACATGGCAAATAGAACAACATTCACTGGGATCGTAAGATCTAATGGTGGAGACAACAAAAGAGAGACTTATGCTGGATCCATGCTAATGGCAGCACAGTTTTATTTTGTTCCAACAGCGGATGCAGGAACTGATGTTCAAGTATCTGCAACAGACACAAGAAAAGTAGTTTTACCAAAAAACTGTGTTATTACAGGTGTAGCATTTAATCCAGATGCAACAGGTGGAACAAATCCAACTATTGATATTGGTTTTACTGATTTCGATGGTGGTACAAACTTTGTAGACATTGATGGATTAATCAATGAGGGCGATGCAGATGCAGGAGGCGTTACAACTATTTGGGGTGGTGACTCAGGCTCAGGTGCAGTTCTCGGTGATTTAGACACACCTTCAACTGAAAAAATTAAAATTGTTGGTGGTAAAGGTTCATCTGCTGCTACAGGTGGTACAATTACAGGTATCCTTTATTATTTCGTAGTAGATCAAGGTCAACCGGGTGAAGGCTTACCTAAATTAAGTTAGGAGTAAGTTATGATTAACTATAGATCGGCTAAAGTAACTGCTACAGGAAACGTAGGCACAGGTCCCGCAAGACTGATAGCTATTCACGCTGTCTGTGGTGCATCTGCTGGTAGTATCGTTTTAAAAGACGGTAGTGGAGGGGCAACTAGATTAGATTTAGATACTCCTGCATCAGCGACAGCAGTTATTGAAACTTACATCGGTGATACAGGTATGAGATTCCAAGATAGGATACATGCTACATTAACTAATGTGACTTCACTGACCTGTATATTTGCGTAATGGCAGACAAACAGCCACCAAAAACTAAAAAATATTTCCGCCCCACAAAATCTGGGGCGGGAATGACTAAGGCTGGTGTCGCTAAATACAGAAGAGATAATCCCGGCTCTAAATTAAAAACTGCTGTTACAGGTAAAGTAAAGCCTGGTTCTAAAGCAGCAAAAAGAAGAAAATCGTTCTGTGCTAGAAGTGCAGGACAAATGAAAAAATTTCCAAAGGCAGCAAAAAACCCAAACTCAAGATTAAGACAAGCTCGTAGACGCTGGAGGTGTTAGTGAGAGAGGGAATTGTATATCTCATCTTAGCACTGCTAAGTATATTTTTTTTCTTTTTATCGGTGCAAAACTCATGGAGTGCAGCATGGAATGAAAAGCCAGTCATGTGTGCTAGTCATGAAGAAACCTTTAATACTATAACGGAAAAAGGTGAAATACTTATGTGGAGTGCCGTGCAATTTACAAAAGTAAAAGGACCTGACAATACATATAGAGAACATCCTGAAATGTTAGTTTCAGCTTATTATTTAAATATAGATACTAGAACATATACAATATTAGAGTATCACCCTAAATATTTAGTGTACTGTGTTACAAGTTGGGGAACAGATGTTTTATTACCACAAGAAATAGATCCTAACACTTACTACAGACCAGATAGAGGTGTGTTTCAATGAGGAAAAATAATTTTTTTGCATTATGTATATTGTATTGTTTAGGCTTATTAATGGGTTTTTCTGTTAACTATGCTTTGGCTGAAACAAATACCGTGTCGAGTACGGTAGTTAACAATACGCCCCCAACAGCAAATGCACCAGTTCTGCCCAATTCCAACAATGAAATTTGTAAAGTTGGCATCGGCGGAGCAGTTCAAAATAATGTTTTAGGTATTGCAACAGGCGTTTTAATAGACGATGAGTTGTGTCAGCTTCTAAAATTATCTAAGACTCAGTTCGCTTTCGGCATGAAAGTGAGTGCGGTGGCCATACTATGTCAGGACCACCGTGTTTGGACAAGTATGCAAGATGCGGGGACTCCATGCCCGGTCAATGGGCTTATTGGAGCCGAGGCCTCTGCCTACTGGCA